AAGAGATATAGTTAAGAAAAAAGCTAAAGGTGGTGAAATGAAACCTATTAAAAGATCTATGGGCAGCACATCGACTGAAGGTAATATCAAACATGGAAAACTTAAATCACAAAAAGAGTTAAAAAAAATAACAGATAGTGATGAATATAAAAAATCTGATTATCAAACAAAAAATAAAATGTTGAATGTAGCAACTCAAAGTAAAGGCGGAGAAATGAAAAAAGGTTATGGAGCTGCTAGACAATCTGGTATGGGATTACAAGATGAGAATTTAGTTCCAGGTAAGTCAATGGATTACTATAAAGACTTAATGTAATAAAGGATATGTATGGCCAGACAAAAATTAAAAGTAAAAAAGTTCAGAGGTGGTGGAGGCTACCAAGGGGGTAGAAAAGATACTCCTGCTGGAGCAGCTAAAGCTGGCCCTGTAGAAAGACCTGGTAACTACCAAGAAAAACAAATAACTGGCCCTATAGATCCTGGAATTCCAACAGAATCAATTACAAATATTGGAGACAATCTTAAAGCTAGACAAAGAGCCATGGGTGTAGCTAATATTTTACCTGGGGCTCAAATTTATAATATAGCAGGAGCTATAAGAGATACTGCAGTAGCTAGAAAAGCTATGGGAATAAATCCAGTATCAAATCAAGTTTCAGCAAGACAAAAACTAATGCAAGGACAATCAGATTCAAAAGTTTGTCCTCCAGGATTTGTAAATGTTGGCGGACAATGCGTAAGAGCTGCATCTAAAGGCGGTTCAATTAAATACTATAAGGATTTATTATAATGGCTACTTCAGGAACAACATCATTCGATTTAAACATAGACGATATTATAGAAGAAGCCTTCAATCGTTGTGGAGTTAGAACAAACTCTGGTTATGATTTAAAAAGAGCAAGAAGAAATTTAAATATTTTATTTTCAGAATGGGGTAATCGTGGCGTTCATCTTTGGAAAGTTGAATTACAAACACAAGCTTTAACTGCTGGTACAATATCATACACAGTTCCAACAAATGTATCAGATGTATTAGAAGCTTATATTTCAACTACTTCAGGAATAACTACATCAACAAATGATATATCTTTAACAAAAATAGATAGATCAGCTTATGCTGCTTTACCTAATAAAGGTACACAAGGACAACCTTCACAATATTTTGTTGATAGACAAACAACACCAGTAATTAATTTATATATTGCACCTGATGCTACCACATATACACATTTAAAATATTACACTATTAACAGAATTGAAGATGCAGGAGCTTACACTAATACTGCAGATATTGCTTACAGATTCATACCATGTATGGTTTCTGGTCTAGCATACTATTTATCTTTTTTAAGTAATCCAGGATCAACTCAAGGTTTAAGATTAGCTTACGAAGATGAATTACAAAGAGCTTTAAATGAAGATGGTCAAAGAACATCAGTATATATTTCACCACAAACATTTTATGGAGATGGAGTATAATGGCAACTAGAGCATCAGGAAAATACGCACAAGCAATTTCAGATAGATCTGGTCAAGCTTTTCCATATAGAGAAATGGTTAAAGAATGGACAGGAGCCTTCGTTCATATTTCTGAATTTGAACCTAAACACCCTCAGTTAGATCCAAGAAGAACTTCAGCAGATGGTGTTGCATTAATGAATGCTAGACCTCAAACATTTACAGTTTTATCTGGTGGAGGTGGAGGAATTGTTGCTAATTTAACTTTACCAGGAGATTTTGCTTTTAGTTCTAATGGCATGCAACCTGATGATGGCTCTGCACAAAATAGAGGTAGACAAGTATTATCTAATATTGGTCAAGTAACAGTGGGGATAACATAATGGCAATTAGTTATTCAAATTTTTTAACTCAAGTAAGAAACTATACTGAAGTTGATTCTAATGTTTTAACAGATTCTATAATAGATCAATTCATAAGACAAATTGAATTAGATGTTGCAGGTAAAGTTGATTATGATGATTTAAGAAAATATTCAACTTCTAATTTTATTACCTCTCAAAGATATCTTTCATTACCAGCTGATCAAGTCATAGTTAGATCAGTACAAGTTTTTGATGGATCTGGAGATAGAAATTTTTTAGAAAAAAGAGATACAAGTTTTATATCTGAATTTAATAATTCTGGTGCAACAGGATTACCAAAATATTATGCAATGTGGGACGATTTTAATTTAGTAGTTGCCCCTACACCTGATGATACTTATCAAGTACAACTAAACTACATAATTGATCCACCACATTTTACATCTACGAATAATACATTTTTGGCACAATACCAAGATGGATTACTTTTATATGGTGTACTTACAGAAGCTTTTTCTTATTTAAAAGGCCCAATGGATATGTACAACCTATATAAAAGCAAGTATGATGAAAGTGTACAAGCTTTTGCTCTACAGCAAATGGGTAGAAGAAGACGAGGAGAATACGATGAAGGGGTTCCTAGAATTAAGGTACCTTCTCCATCGCCATAACAATTTTTAACAGGAGGAAAATATGGCAATTACAACTAACGCAATATGTAACTCTTTTAAGGAAGATACACTTAAAGGTTTACATGATTTCACACCTACTACAGGTGATGTTTTCAAATTAGCATTATACGATTCATCAGCTTCAATTGGTGCTGACACAACTTCATACGCAGTAGGAATTGCTGGGCAAGTTGGAGATACAGGTCAGTACGTTGCAGGTGGTGGAGCATTAGTAAATGCTTTAGTATCAGTAAACGGAACAACAGCTTTTGTTGATTTTGATGATTTATCATTTACTGGAGTTACTTTAACTGCAAGAGGTGCATTAATTTATAATACATCTGAAACTAGTAAAGCAGTAGCAGTTTTAGACTTTGGAGGAGACAAAACAGCGACAGCTGGAACATTTACTATTCAGTTCCCAGACGCAAATGATACTCAAGCTATTATAAGAATTAGCTAAGGAGTTTTAAAATGGCATCAACTTCTTCTTGGGGTGAAAACGCTTGGAACGTAGGATCTTGGGGAGAAGGTGGTGTCAATGAAACCGTAACCTTTGAAGGTTGGGGTGTCGATTCATGGGGCAGTGATCCGTGGGGCGAAACATCTGTAACCACAGATGCAGTATCTACAAACATAGGTTCAGTATCCATTCAAATTGATGTTAATCAAAATGTAACTGGACAATCATTAAGTATAGTAACAGGTAATGAAGGGGCATTCTCAGATGTAGGTGTTGATGTTACAGGAATAAGTTTATCAACAGATATAGGTTCTGTAGAAACATTAAGACTTCAAGGCGTTACAGCTTCAACGGGAGTTGGAACAGTTGATATTGCAGCTAATGGAAATATATTTGTAAACGTTGCTGAACATACAATTAATACTGCAGTTGGTCAAACAGTTGCAGATGCAGGTGCTTCTGTACCTACAACAGGAAATAATTTATCTTCAAATATTGGTTCAGTAATTGCTAAAGCTGATGTAAATGTAGAAGTAACAAACTCAGCACCTTTATTCCAATTTACGACAGAAGGGAATGCACAACTTTCAACTGCACAAGCTAAATTTGGAACAGCATCTTTATTATTAGATGGTACCGATGATTACATTGAGACAACAACTAATTTAGATTTAAGTTCTGGTGATTTCACAATTGATTTATGGATTAGACCTGACAACGTTACAGGTTATAAAGGCATTTGGCAATCAGGAACAAGCACAACAGAACAATCTTATTTATTAGGTAATCAAGTTTATTGGACTATAAACCCATCAACAATTATTACTACTTCGGTTACAGTATCTGCTGGTGTTTGGACTATGTTATCTTATGAAAGACAAGGAAACACTCACAGAATATATAAAAACGGAACTTTAGAAGATACAGTTTCTACAGGTAATAAACCTGATAACGGTCTATTTAGTATTGGTAAAAATGGCTTTGGTGACTTTAATGGTTACATAGATGAAGTAAGAGTTTCAGATATTGCAAGATACACAGGATCTAGTTTTACAGAACCTACTTCAGAATTTGAATTTGACTCTAATACTAATGTTCTTATACATTTAGATGGAGCTAACGGATCAACAGATATTAAATCTGCAGATGACACTTTATTTGTAGGATCAACAGCAATCAATTCAGTAGAAGCTATTCCTGCTCAATTAGTAGACGTTACAGGAATTCAATTAACTACATCAATTGGAGAAGAAATTCCTGCAGGTAACGCAAATGTTACACTAACAGGTCAATCTTTATCTACAGGCATTGGACAGGTAGATGCAGTATCGGTAGCTGAAGTTACAGGTATTAGTTTATCTACAAATATAGGTAGTGTTACCACACAAGCTAACGCTGATGTAAATATTACTGGCGTAGCATTGACTACT